TTCCACCAGCTTTTTCAAGTCGATCCAGTCCATATCAAGCCACGTCCATCGCCTGGCCCATGAGCTGGGCCGTTCCTTGACTCGCCATCCCCTTCCCGGACGGCATGGGCGGCGCCGCGGCCGACGAGCCGCCCGGCGCTGCCGCCTGCGCCGCATTTGCCCGCAAGGGCATCGCTTCGCCGCCGGCGCCGCCCATGGCTTCCATGTAGCCGTAGTGCTCGGCCAGATGCTCAGCCACCAGATCGCTCTGGTCCACCGCGTCCCGGTGCACCGCCGCATGTGCCGCGTGATCGTCATTCATCGGATCCACCGGCACGGCTTGGCCGTCCAGCATCGCCTGCGTCTCGGCCGCGGCCTGCTGCATCTGCTCCATGGCCATCTGCCGCGGATCGGGAAGGTCGCGAATGTAGCGGGCGATGTCACGATTGCCGATCGCCTCCAGGTGATCCTCCAGGGCCGCCACCACGCTGATCAGCTTGCCCTCGGAAGCCGCCGCCTGCTGGAGCTGGGAACTGGAGACGATCTTGAGCGTCTCCTCGGTCCGCTTCTGGAGCACGATCGGACTGGACCTCACCCGCTCGCCGATGTCCACGACGAAGCTGTAGGCGTCGAGCTGGGCGGGCACGGCCTGGTTGCTAAAGACCTCGAAGCGGGGCTGGCCCGGCCGTTCGTCGATCCGGACCGGCACGTCTTCCCACTGGTACCGCAGCAGCAGCGCCGAGCAGTCGCGGGAGATCTCGCCGATGAACCGGCCCACGGCCGCCTGCATCTTCTCCAGCCGGCTCTGGGTGTACTGGTTCTTCAGGGCGATCTCCGTCGCCGAGTCGCCTTCCCCGCTGGCGACGCCACGCTGGAAATCGCTCACCCCGCTCACGCGGTCGAGGATCCCCTGCTGGACCTCGGCCACCTTGTACGTGTCGGGCGCCACCCCGCCCAGCTTAACCGTCTTCACGCGGTCGGGGTCCTGGGCCTCCAGCACGTCGTTGCCGTTAGCGTTCTCGATGCGGCCCTTCAAGTCCGGCTCGCTTCGCGGCACGATCACAATCTCCTTCGACTGTCGCGCCCGCTGGGCCATCTCGGCCAGGAACTCGTTCAGTGCCGTCTGCTGGTCGTACCAGAACTGCATCGTGCTGGGCGGCTCCAGTCGCGCCACGTCCAGCAGCGTACACCTCCGGATCGGGAAGCCCATGACGCCCAGGTCCAGGTAGTGGCTGCGGATCTCCCGATAGCTCGGGCCCGCGAACACCCGTACGCAGATCTCGCCCCGGCGCCGGCCGGCGTGATAGACCGTGTAGGTGTTGGTCCGCTTGTCGATCGAGCCGGCAAGGTCGTCCCGGTCGTCGTAGTCGTCGCCCCCCTCGCGCAGCGACTGCGTGTCGCGGTAGATCCCCGCCGGGTTGGTGGCCACGTCGTCGGCCTGAAGCTCGCGGATCAGCCGGGTGTCCACGAAGCCCACCCATCGGCACCGGCTGAAGCTCTTCGCGTCGGGGTCCTTGCGGATATGCCGGAAACCGATGTGCGTCACGATCGGGTCGTCGTGCTCGACCACCAGCGGCAGCCCGTCTCGCCTGGCGGCGTCCACGTCCACGTCTTCCTTGCCTTCGCCGGCCTTGACCACCGCCGAGGTCCTGGGCAGCCAGCCCACATGACAGTAGCCGGCTAGCCACAGGGAATCGTACACCGCACGCCAGAGGGCCTCATACGTCGCCGGCAGCTCGTAGAGATCGCGCAGTCGGGCCTGGATACGCCGGGAGCCCTCGCGGTACTCCTCGCCCCCCATCTTGGGCTCGACCATCGGCCACAACTCGCCCGGAAGCAGATACGGTACAACGGTGTGGACGAAGCTGGCGACCATGTTCGCCGGCTGGGCCTGGCCCTCCATCTCGATCCCTGCCACGGCGTCCATGGCCCCCAGGTATTCCCGCTCCAGCTCGTCGGCGACGTTCCAGTACGGCTTGGAGATCTCCTTCGACCGCTCCAGCCGCTGCTTCCACAGCTTGACCCCGGCCGAGTCCAACGGATCGGCCTGGCCGCTGATCGTGGGAGTCGGCGCTTGTGCCGGCGCCGTCTGCGGCGCAGAGGAACCTCTGCCCAACAGGCCCTTGACCATGCCGCCCAGTCTGGTCAGCAATCCGGCCATGCGGTCATTCCTTGCGGTCGTAGCGGTAGACGACGACAGGCCCGTCGCCCGTGTCGATCGTCAGCCAGCGATACACGTGCTGGACGTCGGCATTGGGCCCTCGCTCGACGTACTCGGGACCTACGCTGTCGAGCTTCTTGCTTTGCCCGTGCAGGGGCCCGCCCACGAACAGCACTAGTTGCGGTTCGGTCTTCGCCATACTCGTCCCTTCTCCTGCGCCTGCTGGCGCTCCATGGTCTCGACGATCGGGCTGCGCCGCTCCTTGTGCATCGCCCGGAAGGCCGGAAGATCGCAGCATGACCGCCAGGCCAGGGCCAGGGCCACCACCAGGTCACCGTGCCGGGCCCGCTCCTCGCGGGGCAGGTCCGCCACGCTCTGGTGGACGATCTCGCCCGACTCGTTGTAGATCCACCGCCCGAGTTGCGTGTGCGTTCGAGCCCCGTGGAGGATCAGCCGGTCGTGCTCCATGGCATCCTGGAGCGGTCCGACCAAGTACTCGTCGCTCATCTCGCCGCGGCCCCAGCCCAACCGTGCGGTGTTCCGCTCAACCACGCGATCGGCCAGCTTGCTGTGCCACAGGTACGGGTACAGCAGCTCGTCGGCCATGGTCCGCAGCACGGTCAGGCCGTGCATCTTGCGCACGCAACAGATCAGGGCGTTGTTGTACAACTGGCCCACGGCCACCGCGAACCGCCCGAGCTGGCCCGGGTGGATCTTATTGCAGGCGAACTCCGCCGCATGCTCCCGGGTGTCGGCGAACAGGACCTGGATGGTGCTGTCGCTGGCCTGGACGCCCTCGCCCACGTCCATGCCGATCCCGCAGGCCCGCTCCACCCGCCCGATCCCGCTGGGCAGGCTCTCGGGTTGGGCGTCCGACTCGACAAAGACCCACAGCCGGCCCTGGTCACGCTTGACGAGCTGGCCAGACTCGTTCAGGTCCATGCGATAGAGTGGGTTGCGAAGCCGAGGCTGCTGGACGTCCAGCCAGGCGGGATCGAACGCGGGCTGCCCGGCCTGGGCGTCGTAGTCGCGTCGATACTCGCGTCGGAACTTCCAGGACTCGATCCACTGCCCGGTGGTAGCGTCCAGGCGACAGCCCAGGCGGACTCGCTCGCTGTCGAGAACCTCGGGCGTCAGGTCCGTGGGGTTGGCCTCGGGGCCCAGGTCGACGATCGTTACGCCTCGGCGCGTGGGGTAGGCCCGCAGGCCTTCCATGAGCACGGTGTCTTTGTGGATCGTCGTCATTGCTCGTCGTCCAGGATGTCCTTGACCAGCTTGCGGCTGAATCCCTTGTCCACCACGTTGGCAGTCGTAGCGCCCCACCACCATCCTCCCGAGCGGATGCAGGGCATGGCCGCGGTAAAGCTCTCCTCGAACTCCGGCTGCAGCGCCGTCTCGTCGGAAGCGATCCCGCCGGCGGTCCGCTGGCGTAGGATCGCGCCGCCTTGGGCGATGGCCCAGATCGTACTGTGCCGGCTGGCGATCGAGACCTTAGCCGATCCGTTCTCGAACGGGTCGAACTCCAGGCCAATCTCGTGACGGTAGGGAATGCGATGTAGCATGTACTTCACCCGTCCCAACAGCCCGTCGCCCGTCTGCATGTCGCCGATCACGTCCTCCAGCCGCTTTGACTGGAGCATGATCAGGCGGTTGTCGTGGTGCACCGCGTCCCACAGGGCCAGACTTGCCAGCCACCAGGTCACCTGCATCTGCCGAGCCTTGGAGACCAGGCCGACGGCATTGTGCAGCCACAGCTCATTGAGGTATTGCAGGTGCGGGCGCGTGGCGATGGGGAACGGCGCCTCGATGTTCTCGTAGTAGATCCGCCCGTCGGCGCCGACGCGGCGCTCCGCCTTGTTGGTGTAGACGAACCACCGCTGGAAGTAGCTGGGGTTGCGACGGGCCAATTCCCACCGGGCCCGCAGACGGATCATGGCCGTCCGCGGCGGAATGGCGTCGAGGATGGGCGCGTAGGCGACGCTCATGTCACCACCCCCGGCGCCTCGTCGTCGGTCAGGGTGTTGGCCATGCGCCGCAGCTCGCTCTCGGTCAGCCGGCTCAGGTCTACCCCCACGCCGATCTGTCCGCCGTGCGTGGTCTCCCGCTTCTCCACCAGGTGCCCGCCGAACTTGCCCAGCAGTTGCACGGCGTTCTGGGCGTCGTAGAGCTCCAGACGGCGGTTCTCCCCGTTGGCGGTCTGGTTGATCGTGGCGGACTTGATCACGCTGGTGTCGACGCCGTCTTCCTCGAGCTCGGCCAGCGTCTTCTCCCCACGGAGCCAGGGCTCGAATGGCAGCAGCCGGGCGTCGGCGTGGGCAACCAGGCGGCCCTCCAACCCCGCCGCGCCGCCGACCAGGGCGTCGACCTCGTCGCGGATGGCCTGGGCGACTAGCGGTAACCTCGCCAGGCGGTGGGCCTCTTGGCTGGCGTACTTTGCCTTGTAACCGGCCAGCTCGAAAGCCCTTGTCTGGTTTCCGAGCCGTGCGCAGAGCTTGACGAAGCGGCGTTGCTTGGGGGTGAGCCCGCCCCATTTGCGGGACTTTTTGTCCTCGCCAGGCGTGGTCGGTTGCGGGTTTTGAGGCGTTTCACTCACGCTATTGAGTATCGGGCTTATCCTGGGTCGGTTTCAAGCGGGAAAAAAGCAGCGGGGGGTACGCTGCTCATAACTCCCTGTCGTGGGCCAGGGTTACGGCGAGTTGAACCCGGACATATTCCCGCATGGCGTGATAGGTTTCGGGGTGGGCGAGATAGCTGTCGTGGGGCGTTGCGCAGGAATCACTCAACACTCGCAGGCCCCAGGAGCGGGAGATCTCGGCCAGGGCTCGCAGGCCGGCGGAGCGGGCGACGGTGTCGGATCGGCCGTAGATCTCGAGGCACAGATCGGCCAGGAACTGGGGGCAGCAGTTGGACAGTCGTGCAGCAAACTCCAGGGCCTCGATGGACAATGCGGGGCGGTTACTCATGGGAGCAGGTCCTTCCGTGGTTGCCGCTTCTTGGTTGGGAGTTTGGCGGTCAGGGTGTAGACGGGCGAGCCGAGCCGATCAAGGTCTCGGGTGATGGGCTTGGCCGCGGCGATCAGCTCGTCGATCCAGGTGCGGAGCTGGGTCGCGGAGCAGGTCCATTCGATGGCGTCGGCGAGGGTGATTGGGCCGAGTTTGAGGCGTCGATGGATGGCCTTTGCGCCGTCGCTCAGCCTGCGCCGTGGCACGCGGTGGCACGTGCCACCGGTATTTGCACGGTCTACTGGATTCGCCCTCTTTTCCGTCGTTGCGCTTAACATTGAACCATTTCTCGTAACGCGTGCAAAAGACGGTGGCACGTGACACCGCGTGCCACGGCGCTTTTGTCAATTGAAGAGCGGGAAGGTATAACCTCTTGATTTCATTACGTTTATTCCATTTGCGTTGAGCTCAATGCCCTCGTACCGCAATTCCCGTGCATCACGCGACCCGCGGCGGACCCGTTCGACCTCTGGAGCGGCTGCGTAGAGGCGTTCTCCGAATCGCGAATCGCTTCCGGCCTCGTGTCCGTTGATCTCGCACCAGGTCCGCCAGGCGTCGCGGAGGATCTCGGTCCGGACGAACTTTCCGGGTTCGATATGGCACCAGTCTTCGAGGAATGCCCGGACGGGGGCGGAGAGGCGGCTGAAGTCGTCGAGCAGGGCCTGCCCGGCGGCGGGCTGGGCGAATCGCTGGCGCTTGCGGAGCATGCGGAGGCCCTCCAGGGCCCAGTTGCAGATCCCGCTGATCTCGGCCTCCAGGGCCTCCTTGAGGTGGATGTCCTCCCGGCCGGCATGGGAGACTCGGAAGGGGAGGATGATCAGGCGGGGCCGCATGGCCGCCGAGGCGTCGGGGAAGGCCACCAGCTCGTTGACGCTGACGGTGAAGCGGACCATCAGCCGGACGTTGACGCTGTCGCGGTGCTTGCGGTTGACGCTCTGGCTGTCCTGGCCGATGATGGACTTCAGCCGCTCCATGATCAGGACGGGGTCGCAGGTCCTGCCCAGGTGAGCATCAGGAACGATTGCCGCCAGCTTGCCCATGAGCGGGGCGAGCCCGAAATCCTGCCCCAGGGAGCTGAGGGAGGGGTTACAGTAGTTATGCTCGCCGATGAGCTTCTGGAGGGTGTTGCACGTGGTGCCCTTTCCGGATCGGGGCGGGCCGACAAAGAGCATCATCTTCTCCTGCCGCACGTCGGCGACCAGGTTGTAGCCGAACCACATCTGGAGGCAGTCGAGCCAGTCCCCCTCGGTCTGGCTGGCCTCCATGAGGAACTCGTGCCATCGGGGGCAGGTGGCCGTGGGGTCGTAGGGGTAGTCCAGGCAGTTGGGGCTGAACCACCGGGGGGTATGGCGGTAGAGCGTGCCGGTGTCGATATCCAGCAGGCCATTGTCAAAGGCGATGATTGAGCTGGGCGCCGGCGGGTTGGCGAAGTCGACCTGGGGGAGCGTCATTGCCCGTCCTCCTGGATGCTGACGACGTCGGCGCCCCGCCAGACGCGCTGCGGGGTCTCGTCGCCGCCCATCAGCAGAATCATGGCTTCGCCGCTAGCCTGGTCGGGGTGATTGGCCTCGACTCGGATCCGAACTTCAACGGTGATCAGGTATTTCACGGTTCTGGGTCCTTTCGGTTGGGTTACAGGGATTCGATCCACGCCGGCTGCTGGAGGCCGGAGAGGACCAGCACGATGCACTTGAGGGCGTCCAGGGTCTCGCCCACCAGGTTGCGGGTGGCGTACACGCGGGCGGTCTTGCCCTCGCCGCGATGGACCACCAGGCGGCGCCCGCCCATCCATTCGCGGATGTTGGCGGCCAGCTCGTCGTCGGGGTACTCGACGAACTTTCGGCCGTCCCAGTAGAACCACACGCGGTTGTAGCAGCGGAGCTTGAGCCCGTCGCCGCCCATCCACAGCTCGCGGGCGTAGGCCCAGGCGACCTCGGCAGGGTTGCGGCTGTTGAGCTCGTCGCCGTCGATCGCCGCCGCGCCGCCGGGGGCCGTAGGGGCCTTCCGTTTCTTGTCGGCCGTCACCTTGAGCTTCTGCTTGCGGGGCTTCTTGCTGGCGGAGGCGAAGGCGGAGTTGATCGTGTCGAAGGTGGCCTTCCACCCCTCGTCGTCGTAGTTCCAGCCGGCGCGGGTCACGGCGCCCACCAGGGCGTCCTTGACCTGCTCCTCGCTCAGCAGCCCCTGCTCGACGAGCTGGGCCAGGGCGAAGGCGGCGGTGTTCAGGCGGTTGTTGCGGGTGCCGACGACCGCCTGCTCGACCTCGCGGACCTCGCGGTCGAGGACGGACAGGGCGTACTCGGGCCCGACCTCGACTTCCTCAGGCTGATTCCCCGGGCGAGAAACGGCCGTAGAGCCTCGATCGGACCTCGAACCGACCAGAGGGCCGCTCTTGGGCGGCTTCGAGGCTCCTGGTGCCGCTGGCGCGGTCCTCGTAGCCGGCTGGGGGATCCCCGAGTCGGCCAGCCAGGCGGGGACCGGGCGATTCTCCTGGAGGCAGGCGAGGACCTCCAGTAGCCAGGGCGGCGCGTTGGCGATCGCGGCCTGGTCCGGGGTCTTGATCCACTGGTACGGCTGGCCGTTGTCGCCCATGCTGGGCGGGCAGACGACGTAGCCGCCGTCGCCGCGGAAGTCCAGGCCGGGCAGCCATTGCAGGCCGCCGGCGGAGAAGCCGACCTTGTTGCGGACCTCGCTTCCGGGGTGGCGGAAGTACCAGTGTGTCCCGCCGGAGCGAGTGAGCACGCGGGCCGTCTCGGGCAGATGGCCGTGAATCTCGATCAGCCGGCGCAGGGTCTGGTCGCCGCCGTGGGGCGGGTCGACGTCCAGGACGATCGTCCCGCTGACGCTGCCGGTGGCCACGGCCAGGTTGTGCCCGGCCTTCAGCCAGGCCTCGACCTGGGCGGCGCTGGCCCGAACGGACTGGTAGATCTTCCAGGCGACGGCGGGCTTCTTGTGCTCGCCGCTGCGGAGGATGGGGAAACAGGACAGCTTCCAGCGGTGCAGGTCCTTCGCGGTTGCCGCGTGGTCGGTCATAAGGTCACTTGGCTCCGAACAAAGGAAGCGGGGCTTAGGGTTGGGTAAAGAGGGATTCGGGCACGTCCCACAATCCCAGCGAGCCCAAGCAGGGCACGGGCGGCACGAGCGGGCGGACAGCCGGGGCCAGAATCCAGCAGTACGGGCCCTTGGCATGGATGTGGTGCTTGACCCACAGCCGCGGGCCGGTGACCAGGCGGCGGACCCGGTCGATGTGCAGGCAGTCGATCAGGGTGCCCACGCCGACGACGGCCCCGAAGACAATCTCGCTCTCGGGGATGGGCCGGCCGTCCCAGGTATCCAGCCACTTGCGGCTCTTGCCGGCGTGGATGGCCAGGGGCCCGCGATAGCCGGTGTACCAGGTGCGGTTCTGGACTCGCTTGTGCTCGTCGTCGTTGGTGGGCAGGCAGAGCAGGTAGGCGTAGGGCTGGCAGACGGTGATGGCTTTCATGCTCCCACCGCCTGCCGGATGGCGCGGGCGATCTCGGCCTGGTGGTGCTGGCGATGCCACCACAGGCCCAGGCAGATCGCGTCGGCGATGTCCCCGCCAGGGTCGCGGGCGGTCAGGTAGGCCGGCCAGAGGATCGCGACGGATGCCTTGCGGTCTTCCTTGGAGCGGCCGGCGGTCCAGGTGTTCGGGATCGGATAGATCGCCGGATTGTCCGGAGCGGCTCCCCGCTCGATCCGCAGGGCGTCGTTGAGGCAGGCCCGCTCCAGGGCCCACTCGTGGGCGAACGCCCACAGAGCCCAGGCGGCGCCCGCCCAGACGGCCATCCCGGATTTCCGCTCGGGGTGTCGGGTCCACTGCTTTTCCAGCGGCAGCTCGATGACCACGGCCCACGGATCGTGCTCGTGGAGGATCTCCATTAGCTCCCCCCGCATAGCCAGCACGCGGGCGATCACGGTATCGGATCGGCTCTTGCCGCGGATCCGCCCGGCCTCGATGATTCGCTCCTCCAGCAGAACCGCGTAGCCGGTACAGGTAGAGCTGGGGTCCAGGGCGAGGATCTTCATGGCAGCACCTGCCCGTCGATCTTCACGCTGGCCGAGCCAGGGATGCCCTTGCCCGTCCGGACGTCGATGCCGACCGTGACGGAGATCTCCTTGCCGGCCAGGGGATCTGCCAACCAGCGGATGGGCTTGTTGAGCTTGCGGGCATGGGCGATCTCGCGCGATGTGGATTCGCCCACATAGCCGCCGACGTTGAGCACCAGGACCTCGTCGGCCAGCTCGATCTTGCGCAGGTGCAGTTCGTCGAGCATGGCCTTGTGCTGGCACAGCTCCGCAGAGCGGGCCACGTCGTGGGTATTGCACCCGATGGTCAGGACGATCTTTCCCGCGAGCGTCTCGTTGTATTCAGCCTGCTCGAACGCATCACGGAATCTGCCGGACCCGCACAGGCAGACGATGCGCGGGCGGGGCTTGTCGGGTTTCGGCTCATTGTCGTCCAGCACCCCGAGAACGTCGTTGACCTGATCGCTGGTCATACCGTTCTCGGCAAGCTGGTGCCGCTGGTTAAGGATTGAGTCTCTTACTTCGTCCCATGCCGCCTTC